GCGGGGGCTCACGCTGGCGGACCGTAAAGGTCCTGTAATAATAGAGCGTGAGCTGGCACTAGATATATATCTTTAACTATTGGCACTATTGGCACTAGTTGTTGCAAAATGAAATTGGACTAGCTGGTTGTCCTTGATGGTCCAGAGGGCCCATCGGTCTCTTGACAGGTACTTCATCTTGGGTGGACTGTTGGTAAACACGATAATGTTGGGCTCATCGATATACTCGAACTTGCCATGGTAACGCTTGTCATACAACATACCATTCTTGAGGGTCTCTATGCCAGAATACATACCATACAACTTGGTCTTCTTCATGGCTCTGGGCATGTCTATCAAGTACAGGCTTGAAACTGGTAGGGACATGACGAATCCGATCAGATCTTCAGCTGACTGCATCGGTGGAACTGGCTGGGCACGTAACTGGTGCCAGGCGTATTTGGTGAATGAACTCTTGCCATGATTGCCCTCTAAATCGATCACGACATGAATGCGGCGATCATCATAAGTGCTGGTCTCCTCTATTAGTGACTGCTGCCAGGGGTATAGGCCTTGACTAATTAGCTTGTCAACGGTCTTGAGTGGCTTGCGGGGCTGCACAAACTCTTTCTCGGTCCATGGACCTTCTACTCTCGTCTGCTCTTTCATAACATAGAAACAGCTCTTGGCTCCTTCAGTGCTGGTAAGATTGACATGGGCTCCGATGTCCTTGAACAGCTCTATAACAGTACCGAGGCGCGCTTTCTTGGCAAGCGACACCCGACACTGGTAATGCATGTAACCGGTCTCCTCGCCCTTCTCTAATTGGAATGTATACTTCTTGCATAATGCGCGAAATTTGGCATGAATATCATCAGGCGTTAACTCGCCTTGCTTGATGGTTAGATCCCACACGTAACACGCGATATCCTGAGGCATCACGTCTGTCTGCATGCACGACTCTTAAATATGCTTGACACAAACGCACACAAAAAACACGTATGGTGAACACTGGTTTGACCGATAACGGCTAGTTTATTCTTGAAACGGGGGGCATGACTTGGCCCCCGGTTTGGCTCTGGTGCTGAGTTGGGGCCCTACCCAACTCACACCGGCGCCGAAATCCCAGGGGGCCGAAGTCCTGCCTGGGATTTTGGCTAGACGTCCTTGTAGTACAGGCGCTGGAAACAGGCAAAGCTTGCGATGTTGTCCGTCTCGAGGGTACTGAACTGCTCGTAGGGGATTGCGTAGACTGCAATGGGCTTGTTGACTATCTCTTGGGTAACCGTATCATAGACGATATCACTTGCTCGCTTACGCTTGATCCAGAGCTTGACCACTTTAGTCATCTCTTTGGACGAGAAATTGCCTGGTGCACCGGGTAGCTGAGTGCTGAAACGATGAATGCGATCGTACAGGAACTTGACACCCTTGTCTGAATCAGGGGGGAAAAGCATGCGATTACCGACAATGCCAGTATTGGGGTTCTGGAAGGGATTGAACTGACTACCGGTAACTACTGTGCCTCTTGACTTAGGCAAGACAGCGACAATCAGGCGAATCATAGTATTCGGGCGATCGGCCTTGGCGGCCAGGTAAATCTTTAATGACATACCACGCGGGGTAATACGATCTCCTACACGCTCATTGCGGGCGACACCCATGTTGATGTTGGCCCATGAGTCGAACAGGCTTGGGATAGATGAGATTGGAAAGGGCGGGATACCCACTCCAAATCCAGTATTATGATAGAGTTGCTGGTTTTCGATGCCTCGGTCTAAGAACTTGGTCTCGGCTTTCTTCATCAGAACTTGCTTCACTCTCGCTGCAAACCGTCTCGGACGAACCGTACGACTCGACCTCCCACGACGACTCCTCTTGTAGCTCCGGCTGCTCTTGAATTTCCTCTTGTAGGCCATCCATCCGACAGGGCTGGGGTTGGTCCTTAAATACTCGAGAGGGTCTCGAAAAATTCTCCTAGCGGGGGCTCACGCTGGCGGACCGTAAAGGTCCTGTAATAATAGAGCGTGAGCTGGCACTAGATATATATCTTTAACTATTGGCACTATTGGCACTAGTTGTTGCAAAATGAAATTGGACT